AATCGTTGAGATAAGCCCCAGTAACACGTGGCCGTCCGAAGGCGTCGAGGCCCGACTGACCGGGCTGATAGCGGTTGTATAGTTCCATCACACGCTTCTCCTCCGCGATTTGCCGCATCATCAGCATCTGCTCGTAGGTCCTTGGATCGATGGCCATTTGCTTCTCCTTTGGTGAGGGGTCGCGCTGCAGATTGGGCTTATCAATTCCATTGCAGCCATCCGATGCGACCCCTCATCAAAAGAAGCCGGGTTGCCCCGGCGCTCTTCATGTCGATCAGTCGTCCCAAGGGGCTTTCTTGCCGCCAGCGGCCGGCTTAGAAGGGGATGCCGAAGCAGGCGCGGCGGGAGCACTCGCCTTCGGGGTGTCGGCAGGCTTATCGGGCTTCGGCTCCGACTTTGGGGCCGGCGCGGCGGCTCCCTCCGGCATCAAGTACGACGCGATCTGGTTCTTGTCCTTGTACTGCCCGGTGCCCTTCTCGATACCGAGCTTGGCCCAGAATTGCTTTTCGAGCAGTTCGTCGGTGTTCTTGGCGTTCGGCCGACCACAGGCTCGCGCCCAGCCCGCCACCATCCGGCGACCGAAGTTCTGCGCCTTCTCGGACTTGTTGACCGTGTTGAAGTTCTGCCAAATCTTGCGACCCTTGTGTTCACCCTCGGTGATCACGAACGTCGCCGCGATCATCTCGCCGCCGGATGAGGTTTCCTTGTCCTCGGCTTCGGTACACTTCATGCGGACCTCGGTGCCTTCGGGGATAATCTCGAAGTCGGTCGGGGTATCGTAGTCGTCGTGGGACCAATCAAAACGTGCCATGTGTTTCTCCTTTTCAGTTGGCGACAGGAACGAGCTTAACAAACTCGTCGTAATTCATTTCCATCTCTTCCGGCAGATCGTAGCGGTTCTTCGCGACGAAGGCCGGCTGCTCGACGAAGTGCAACAGCCGCTCGCCGGTGGTGATACCGCGAGCCTTTTGCTGGTTGAAACCGGCGTCAGACTTCTTGATGAGCACCTTGTAGCCGGCGAACGCCATGACGTCGACCCACTCCTGCAGGATACTGTTGCAGCGGTTCGGAATCTTCGGTTGATAGCGGTCGTACGGTTCCGTGCGTGGGTCATCAAAACGCACCACGGCCGAGTGCGCCAAGAGGACCACGTTCATGCCGCGCTTCTTGCGCAGTACGTCGAGACCTTGGAGAATCTCGCGGAACGACTCGGCCACGTACATTTGGCCTTTGCCGTAGGCCTGAGCCTTCTCGTCGAATTTCGAGTCGATGTCAGCAACGATGAGCGGCTCAATTAGCCAGTCTATACTATCGACCACGACGGTCTTGAAGCTGTGGTCTTCCTTGATGAGCGACTTGATTGACGCGGAAATGTCGTCGATGGTCTTGGCGCGCGGGAACGAAGTGACGTCCAGTGACGAGAGACCGTCTTCCGTGGAGATGTAGATCGGGGCCGGGAACTTTGAGGCGAATGTCGACTTACCGACACCATGCACGCCGTACACGCAAACGCGCGGCGGGAGCTCTTGTTTGCCGACAACTAGGGTATCTTTCCAACTCATTTTGATTCCTTTCTGTTATGAAATTTAAGCTATGACGCTAATTATAGCGCAAAGTAACGCGTAAGGCAAGTGTTTTCTTTATTGCCAAGCAAAGTCCAGCCGAAGCGGGGCGTAGGTCAGGTTGTCTCGATCCCACCGCAGTACATTCACGGTGTCTAGGCGTTCCAGCATCACCGCCATGCAGATCGCGCAGAGCGTCGGGTCACCCACAACCAGGAGGTAGTCACCTTCCTGGGCGTCGTCCAACACGTGCCGAGCGTGCGAGATCAGCGCGTCCGGGTTGTAGGTTTTGCCGAGGGACGAGAAAACCTCTTTCATCGGGCCGAACTTCTCAGCCTTCGACATATCCTTCCGCTTGTCCCCGTACACTACCCAGACTACGGGCGTCTTTTCATCACATTCAAAGTTCATGATTTCACCTTTTTGGTTCGCTTCACCTTCGGGGGCGGAGCGATTAGCTGTCGTTCCTCCTGTGTTAAGTATTCACTAGCTCCGATGTTTGTAGCTATCTTACATGCCTCCTTCCTGTACCATTCAAAATCTAGGTCCGCCGGCAGGTCGTCCGGTAGAATCATGCAGGCCCGCGCGCCGTCGGTCTTCGGAACCTTGTTTCCGTTGGTCTTGTACGTCAGCGGGGGCATATCTCGGTTCGTGGTCTGGTACCACCTTACCACCTTTCCGAGATACGTATCACCTTGAACTCCACCTCCGGTAACAGAACGTGCAGAAATGAACCCCTCAATCGGTGACGCCAAAATCGTTTGCTCAAAAGGCGTCCCGTGGGCAAGCCATGTCGCGACCGCCGTCGAGGAGACTTGAGCATTAGGATTTTTACTGAGACTTTGTTCCGCATAGATGCCTTTCGACTTGATCTTCTTGTCCGTGGTGACGGCGAGGTAGTTGTTGACATCCTTCATAGCGAGAACACGATAGGGCGTGTACTCGAATTCGAACCCGGTCTGGCGCTCGAAGTCAGAAACCACGGCCTTGACCACGTCGAAGGTTTGTCTATCAGCTCCGATCGCGATACCGTCAGTGTTCGCAGATAAGCAAGTGCCTCCAATAGACTCGAGTCGTTCAATAAGGCTGAGGAGGGTGAGTTGGCCGGTAAGGGTGATCGCGAGGGCGGCGTCCGGGGAGTAGAGTGGGGACCACCGGCTCGCCATTTTCCCGAATGATCCGTTAAGAGGTACCTTGAGACCGTTGGCGATAGCCTTGTTGCCCGCTTTCTTCGCTTCGATGCGGCGCGTATAGATGGCCCGGTACTCGTCGAGGAACTTCTGCCCAGTGTTCTGGGGAATAAGGTTGCAGTTGAGAATGATGGACGGATAGTACGACGCCGCATCAATGTCAGTGATGACGTAGTCTTTCGTAGCGACATAACACACCTTCTTATCGTGAGTGGAGTGTATGCCGCCAACCCCGAGCTGGTAGGTTCCGGCGTTGAGCTGGACCTTGTCCTTACCGAGGAAGTCCGGCAGGATGACGTGACCCGTGGCTTGGTTCATCAGGTACTCGGTGTCTTCGATCCGCCGTGCGAGCTCCCTGAGCTGGTCGGATTCGAACGTGATGAACTCCGGCATCTTGTACCGAATAGACCGGGGGACTTTCGCCTTGCCGCGCCTTAGCCCGAGCCGCGTGATGAACGCCGTTTCAGCCATCTGAGTATCCGACTTGCTACGCATGTCCACGCCGTACTCTTCCGACATTTGAACACGTAGGTCGAGCTGCGGCTTGAGGCGAAGATAGAGAGCCTCCGTCGTGTCAAGATCGTTTTCACAATACGTATCCACTTCCTGAAACTGTTCTTCCGTGAGGTACTCGACGTCATGTGGGAACGGTAGGTCCTTGAGCCACCGCATGTGCATGCGTGACCCGTACGCCTTTAGGCCGACAAAGGACGGCGCGACTTCCATGAGGTCGATGTGGTCTATCTTTAGCTCGGGCAGACCGTACATCTTCGCGGCCTCCCAAGGCTGTAAGTCGTCGCGGACGATCGCGTTAGCGAGCCGCTTTATCTTCTCCATCGGGAGCCCAGCTAGCACGGCCGAGATCACCGGGATGTCGAACTTTATACCGTTGAACGAAACAAAGGTACAACCACTCTCCAGCACTTCCCGTAGGCGTGGCAAAGCCTCCGGCTCGTGCCCCCAGATCGTGACGAGGTTTCGATTTTCGAGCACGCGAGCCTTGAACAAAAACCGGCCGGCTAGTAGCTCAGTATCGAAGACGAGCGTCTTAGGCATTTTTCAATGCTTTCAAAATACGCATGGCGTGCTCTGCTTGGGATTTAGCGTCGTCTAATGCGTTGTGGTGAATCCCCACACGATTGATCTTAATATCGGTGCGTAGATTCTTCAACGTGCGATGGCATCGATGGTTGTAGTATTTCCACCCCAGCGGCACCCCCGCCTTTTCGTAAGCCGCTGCCAACATGATATTGTCGAAATCAGAACCATTACCCCAGAGCTTGACCTTGGACATACCACCTTTCGCACAAGCTAAAAATATGTTGAATTCAGCAAATACCTCCGCCGGCTCTTTGCTAGAAGATTTCGCCTTCGTCAATGTATCCTGAGCCTCTTGGGACTGCTTAGCCCACCAGAGTGCCGTGTCCGCCGAAACGGTGAGGCCGATTCGTTCGCTAGGTATCAATCCGATAATTTGATGAAACTCACCCCCTAGCGTCTGCGTTTCGTAATCGAAGAACACCGCACCCACGCTCAGTATCACCCCGCCCGGCCGGGTGTCCAGTGTTTCCAGGTCTAGCATTACGTGGTTCGAATTCATCTCAGTCTCCCTGATTCACGTAGGCCGGGGTCGGCCCGCCGCGTTGTTCGTCGATGAACTCGCGTAGCTTCTTGAGGGCTAACTGGATGTCGCCGGCGTGCTTCCAGTTGAACACGGTATCGACGATCATCGACTCCGGGTAAGGTATCTTGGCGGCGAGGTAGAACTGATTCAGGATACGGCCGTTGATCTTCGCGCGGTTCTTCGGTATGGCGCCGGTTTCGATCATCTCCAGCAGCTTTTCGAGGAAGTGCTCGGCTTTTTCGAGGTCCTGGAGCCCGGCCTTCTTACGCCAGCGCATTAGGTACTTCGTAGCGCAGGACTCAAGATAACCGATACCCATGCCGGAGCATACCGTCCAGTGCTCAACCCCGCCGATCTTGTAGTGTCCGCCACCGACTTGCTTGTCATCCGCGCTCATTGCATTTCTCCTTAATGTGGCCGAACAGGGTTTTCTCAAGCCCCGTCAGGATCATCTGTTCTGCGTAGCTGATGTAGCGGTCGAACACTACACGCATTCGAGTGTTGCCGCGTTGAATCTCCTCGACGCAAAACAGCGCGCCTTGGGCGATGTCGGCCAGCTTAAGAACCCGCTTTTCTTGCGCCGTCAGGTCACCGGTCGCCCATCCGGAGTCGGTCAGCAGTTTTTCTTCGAGCTCGTTGACCTGCTCGCCGATACCGTATTGACGTTTCGCCGGCGATGGTATATCCCCGAGTTGGTGCTCCGCGAGGTCATGGACGAGGGCCGCGAAGACCAGATCGAGCGTAGGCTCTTCGGTCAGCATACAGGCAAGCAGCGCCACCCCATGGGAGTGATGCCCGACCGTCTCCGTGACGAGCGTGGTTATCGTGTGGTAACGACGAACATTCGCGCCGTCGAGTAGGAATTGCAATTCGTTTTTCATGTCTACCTCAGTTATTTGCTATGCCGCTAGTTTAGCGTAAAAGCGTTCCAGAAAGCAAGCTATTTCGCCATCTCCCTCCGCAGTATCCACTGACGGCAGGCGAGCTCCCAGTC